AAGGACAAGTCTCTTCTCAAGGATATCTCAAGATACAACAACATCCAGATGGCGAAGAAGATATCTCTCAACTCGGCGTATGGTGCTATTGGGAATAATTGGTTTAGGTATTTTGATTTGCGAAATGCTGAGGCTATTACAACGTCTGGTCAGTTATCTATACGATGGATTGAAAAGTCTATTAATGCCTACCTTAATAAAATCTTGGAAACAGATGGAGAAGATTATGTCATTGCTTCAGATACAGACTCGGTTTACATCACTTTTGAATCTCTGGTTAGCAAAGTCTTTGGTGAATCACCAGAAACTAGCAAAGTGGTCAAATTCTTGGACAAAATTGCAACTACTAAGCTGGAACCATTTATTAATAAGTCTTACAAATCTCTTGCTGAACTTATGGGAGCTTATGAACAAAAAATGGTCATGGGCAGAGAAGTCATTGCCGACAAAGGAATCTGGGCCGCAAAAAAACGATACATCCTTAACGTCTGGGACAGTGAAGGAGTCCGATACAAAGAACCCAGACTAAAGATTATGGGCATTGAGGCGGTTAAGAGTTCTACTCCAGCCACCTGTAGAGAGAAGATTAAAGCTTGTTTGAAGATTATCATGGGTGGTGATGAGAAGGAACTTAATACTTTTATACAAGATTATAGGGAAGAGTTTATGTCTCTTCAACCAGAGGATATTGCATATCCTAGAAGTTGTAATGGATTGCAAAAATGGACAGCAGACCACAATCTATTCAAGAAGGGCGCCCCGATTCATACAAAAGGAGCCATACTTTACAATTTTTTACTAGATAAACATAAGTTGGAAGATAAGTATCCAAGAATCATGAATGGTGATAAAATAAAATTCATAAATCTTAAAACTCCAAATCTGTATCAGTGTACTGCATTTTCATTTATTACAGAATTCCCAAAGGAACTTGCCATTCGGGAATTAGTAGACTACGATGCACAATTTGAGGGTGCATTTATGTCTCCGTTGAAATTTATTACAGATAAGATTAAGTGGCATATAGATGGTAGTTACGGAGATCAAATGAGTTTAGAGGATTTCTTTGGATGAATGATTATTTTACATTAGACGGATCAGATCTGCCCACATTACTTTGTATAAAGTGCGAACAAGAAAAACCAATAACAGATTACGCACAAATGAAATACAGTAGTGGTAAGACTAATGCTGAGTATAAACAAACCTGTAAGTCGTGTGGTAAGAAACAAGAAAAAATAAGAGCTAAATTAAGGAGAGAAAATCCACCGCCATCTAGGCATGAAGAATGTCCTAGTTGTAATGAAACTCTCCATAACCTTGGTAGATTTGGTCAGACAGTTTTTAAGAGTTGGAGATTACATCATAGTCATACGACAGGAAAGTTTTTAGGTTATATTTGTCATACTTGTAATGTTGGACAGGGTGCCTTTAAGGATGATCCAAAAAGATTAAGAAGAGCAGCAGATTGGTTAGAGAGTGTTAGTGATGGGTGAATTATACGATATATTAAAAGCTAGTGCAAATGAAGATGGACTTCCTATAATGAATTCCTCACAGTTTATTTCAGTTACAGAGAAGTATGGTAAGGTGGATTTTCGTATAGCTCTTGCAGATTATATAGAGAAAGAAAAACCACCATACCCATTGAAAGAGTTTAAAGATGAAAAGGTTATTAAAACTTTTCAAAAATTGAGTACTGTGGATTATAATAAGTTCATAGATAAATCAGGTAAGGAAGTATTGGAGAAATATGATGATTATGAATATCCCTATAGTAAGTTTGGATTGGGTGTTATTGACGCTGCTTCAACTTATAACTATATAAGTGATTCTTTTATGCATGACCTACGAATGGCATGTAACTCTTATGGTTTTAAAGCACCACTGACAAGATGGAATGAGGGTGATAATGTGTGGGGAGCTCTTGGCCCTATCTGGAGAGGAATCAATACTACTCAAGAATTATCTAAGGAAGTTTATGTTAGTGCATTTAGACTTGGATGTTATATTGCAACACAATTCAAACCAAATGTTGCAAAGACTTTCTATGATATGACCAATGCAAATACTGTACTTGATACTTCTATGGGATGGGGAGACAGACTAACAGCCTTCTATGCTTCTAATGCAACAACTTATATAGGATGTGATCCAAATCCTAATACATTTGAACGATATAAGAAGATGATCTCTTTTTATGATAAACTTACTGGTGGTAAGAAAAATGTTAAAATGTATAACTGTGGTGCAGAAGACCTACCTTGGGATGAAATTGAGAATGTGGATTGTGCATTTACTAGTCCGCCATATTTCTCTACAGAGAGATATAATGAAGGTGGTGAGAATGAAGATATGCAATCATGGAAACGATATAATACATATGAGAAGTGGAGAGATAACTTCTATTTACCAGTTTCACAGAAGAGTTTTGATTCTCTTAGTGATAGGGGATTTCTTTTAGTTAATATACTAGATCCGAAGGTAAAGGGAAAACGATATCGTGCTGGAGATGACTTGATAAATTCTATGAAGGATGATTTTATAGGACAAATTGGTATGAGAATAATGCAAAGACCTCAAGGTAAGTCAGTGTTTTCTGATGAAGATGGTAACTTTGATAAGAAAGCAATGAATGAGTTTATGAATAAGCTATATATAGAGAATGTGTGGTGTTTTGGAAAGGATAAGAATATATCTTTATTTCCAAAAACTAGTAGTTTGGAGGATTTCTTTTGTTAACACCAGTAGAAGAATATGGTGGTATAAAGTATAAGAGAGATGACCTCTATGCACCTTATGGTGAGGATTTTATCACTGGGGGTAAGATTAGACAGTGCAGAGATTTAGTAGAGACTAACTTAGATTATATTAAGACAGAGTGCGACAGTACAATTGCAACCGCAGCCTCTATTGCATCACCACAGTCTCCTATTGTTGCTAGAGTTGCCCACGAGTTTGGATTAAAGTCTATTATAGGATTTGGTAATACTACACTAGACGGTGCAAGAAAACAGATAGGTATGCAATGGTGTGAAAAATACAATTCTGAGTTGGTTGTTCTTAGTGAATCTCAGGGGTTTAATAATGTACTTTATTCAAACCTAAATAAACTAAATGAGACAAGAAAGTTTTTTCCCATATTGTTTGGATATGCAGCCCAGACCTACCGATCTTCTATTATAATCAGAATCGCAGAACAGGTAGAGAATGTTGAATGTGATACTCTTTATGTTCCATTAGGGAGTGGTGTTACTTTCACTGGAGTTCTAGAGGGCATGAAAATGTTCAACAAAAAATTTAGAGTTGTTGCGTTACAACCTTTTGGATATGATCGCAGAGAATCAATACACAAAAATTTAGAAGGTATGCATTGGGATTATGATTATGAATATCATAGTGGTAAGTACGCATACCATAAACTTCTAAAGAAGAATGTTGGTTTTGAATTAGATATGATATATGAATCTAAATCGTGGGAAATGATGGATGATTTAAATCCAGAACAAAATTCGTGTTTCTGGGTAATAGGCAATAGTAATAATATAAGGAGTGAAAAATGACAGATTTTTTAAAGACTATAATTAAGGAAGTAGGAAATGAATATGCTTCCCTAGTAGTTGATGGAGTAGATGCTGGAGATGTAGATTCATTTATTGATACAGGAAGTTACATTTTCAATGCATTATTGAGTGGTTCAATTTATGGGGGATTGCCTCAAAATAAAATAACTGCACTTGCCGGTGAAAGTGCAACAGGTAAGACATATTTTTTGATGGGTATTGTCAAGAATTTTTTAGATAAAGACCCCAATGCTGGTGTTATATTTTTTGAATCAGAGAGTGCGATTACCAAACAGATGGTCACTGACCGTGGCATTGATCCAAAAAGAATGTTGGTTATACCAGTTACAACTGTGCAAGAATTTCGTACACAATCGTTAAAGGTTTTGGATTCATATCTTTTACAGAATGAAGCAGATAGGAAACCATTGTTTCTCTGTCTTGACTCTTTGGGTATGTTGTCCACTACTAAGGAAGTAGAAGATACAGCAGACGGTAAAGAGACTAGAGATATGACACGAGCACAAGTTCTAAAGGCTGCATTTCGTGTTCTCACACTTAAACTAGGAAGAGCAAAGGTTCCTATGGTAGTCACTAACCACACATATGATGTTGTCGGTTCTATGTTTCCCCAGAAAGAAATGGGTGGTGGTTCTGGACTCAAGTATGCAGCCTCATCTATTATCTATCTGAGTAAGAAGAAAGATAAGGATGGTACTGAGGTAGTGGGTAATATCGTACACTGTAAGAATCATAAGTCTCGTTTGACAATTGAGAATAAGATAGTGGATGTCCGATTAACTTATAGTAAAGGTCTTGATAGACATTATGGATTACTTGAACTTGCTGAGAAGTATGAAATATTTAAGAAGGTATCAACAAGGTTTGAATTACCAGATGGTAGTAAACAATTTGGTAAGACTATACTAAATGACCCCACTACCTATTTCACTGATACTATCATGGCTCAGTTAGAAGAAGCTGCATCCAAAGAATTTAAATATGGACAATATGAATCTATTGAAGAAGGTGAAGAGGAAGTAGTAGTGGATGGATAATCTTGTAAAAATTTATGAGAATGTTCTAGAAGATGATTGGTGCGATAGGATTATCAAGAAGTATGAAGACAATCCAGACCAATATGAAGAACACAAACACGGGCCTATGTCGTTTACCCAAATTAAAATTCAACAGTTTCCAGAATGGGGTGATGAATTTAAAAAACTTGTAGAAGTATTTGTGTCACAGAAGAAAAGATATGCAAAGGATGTTCTAGTTAATCCGTTGCAATGGCCAAAAAAACATGGTTGGGAAGAGTTTAGAGTAAAACGATATTTACCTAATGGAGTTGACCGATTTGATTGGCATGTTGATTGTTCAAATCATGAAGATGCAAAGAGATTTCTAGTGATGTTCTTATATCTTGATAATAATGAATCAGGGGAAACAGACCTTCTTATGAAAGAAGATATGGTGGTTTCTCCTTGCAAGAAGGGTTCTGTGTTAATGTTTCCCCCCATGTGGCCTTGGTTACATGCTGGAAAGATACCAACACACACTCCGAAATACATAGTTGGGAGCTATTTACATTATGACTAAACAAGTTAATATAGAAGGTACTATTCTACCTATAGAGGAACTTCATTTTAGTTTCATCACACATGCATTAAGAAACAAATTTGGGTTTCTAGAATCCTCTAGGGATAATGTACCAAAGAATAGTAGTGGTGAAATCATACCATTATATACATATCCATGCTATGAGTGGATAAACAGTATAGAATGGGTATCTTCCAGAGTTTTTGAATTCGGTTCTGGTTATAGTACTACATGGTGGGAAAAACAGGGTGCAGATGTTTTTGGTGTGGAGAACAATGAAGAGTGGTTTAATAAAACGACAGATAAGAAATTCATTTATGAAGAAGATCCGTTAAAATATGGTAAATCTATACTCCAACATAACCTTCCTTTTGATATTGTTGTTATTGACGGCCCGTGGAGAAGTAGATGTGTTCAGCCTGCATTAGAAATGGTATCAGAACATGGTATGATAATTCTAGATAATACAGACCAGTTTATTAGTGCAAAAGAAGAATTAGATAAGAGTGACCTTATTCCTGTACATTTTCATGGATTTAAACCTATACATGTAGAATCAGAAACTACATCATGTTATTTAAAAAGAGGGTTTAGAAGAATACCTAAACATATTATACCAATGGGTGGGACGAATAGGAATGGCTGAGTATAAAATAGACTATAGGTACGTAACCGACAAGAACCAAGAAATGGTACACATTATAGTTGTTGGTGGTAAATATGATGGGGTTGTATATAAGTATGGTAAAGTATCCGTTCCAGAAATAGATGAAGAAAATGACGAAGGAGACTTGCCTTTTAGGTTTGAGTATGATATAGTAGATTCAAATGGACTTCCTCGTTCTCTCTTTGAAATTGACTTTAATGAGAAGATCGGCGATATATTAGTGGATATTATAACGAATGAACCAAATGCAAACGATTGAACGAACAGCTCTTACAAACCTAGTTTTCAATGAGGATTATGCTCGTAAAGTTCTTCCTCATATGAAGATGGAGTATTTTACTGACCGAATTGAAAGAACTGTATTTGAAGAGATAACAAAGTTTGTAGACAAGTATAATAAAATACCCACTCAAACTTCTTTAGAGATAGAGGTTCAGAGTCGTAAGGACTTGAACGAGCATGACTATAGTCAAGTTGTAGAGGTCATCAAAACATTAGAATCAACTGATGTTGACCTAGAGTGGTTACTTGAAACTACTGAGAAATTCTGTAAAGATAAGGCGGTATATAATGCAATTGTTGAAGGCATACAAATCATTGAGGGAAAAGATAAAGATAGAGATGCATCTGCAATCCCGAATATTCTCACGGATGCCCTGGCTGTGGGTTTTGATAATCGTGTGGGTCATGATTATCTACTGGACGCAGAGCCCAGATTTGATTACTACCATACGGTAGAGAAAAAGATTCCTTTTGATTTGGAATTCTTTAATAAAATAACAAAGGGCGGTCTTCCACCTAAAACACTAAATATTGCACTGGCGGGAACAGGTGTTGGTAAGTCACTGTTCATGTGTCATGTTGCTGCTAACTGTATGAGTCAGGGTAAGAATGTACTCTATATCACACTAGAGATGGCTGAGGAAAGAATTGCCGAGAGAATAGATGCCAATTTAATGAATATCAGCATGGAAGATTTGCATGCTTTACCTAAGGCGATGTTTGATACTAAGATTAAAAGTATTAAAGAAAAGACCACTGGACAATTAATTATAAAGGAGTATCCTACAGCCTCTGCACATTCTTCACATTTCAGAGGATTAATGAAGGAACTTGCGATTAAGAAATCTTTTAAACCAGATATTGTATTTATTGATTATTTAAATATATGTTCTTCTTCACGTTTTAAGGCGAATGGAAATGTTAACAGTTATATGTATATTAAGGCGATTGCAGAGGAGCTTAGGGGACTCGCAGTTGAGACAAACGTACCGTTTATGTCTGCAACACAAACCACTAGATCTGGGTTTGTCTCTACAGATATTGGTCTGGAGGATACGAGTGAGAGTTTTGGTTTGCCTGCTACAGCTGACTTCATGTTTGCGCTCATATCTAACGAAGAATTAGATGCATTGAATCAGATTGCGGTCAAACAGTTGAAGAATCGTTACAACGATCCCACTGTAAATCGTAGGTTCATTGTAGGAATTGACCGTGCGAAAATGAGGCTGTTTGATGTAAAATCATCAGAACAGGACGGTCTTGTAGATTCTGGTCAGGATGATGGTTTCAATGAACCTGTTTTTGATAAGACTGATTTCGGAGAGGGATGGAAATGACCAATGTTATACAAATTCAATTACGAATACGATGAAGATAGATTAATGAAAGAAGCGAAGGGAACAGGTTATGTTCCCTTTGGTATTTCAGATGGCCCCAAGAATTCTAAGGCTTCTGATGTGGGTAATCAAAGAGCTCTGCATACTATTGAGAGTAATTTTGAATTTGATAAATGGAAATCTAAAAACTTAGACAAAAATGACAAGATTGTTGAGTTTTATAAGACAAAGCATGCCAGTGCTATAAATCAGAATTTGATCTATAAACCCTCACATCACTATCCTTATGCAACCTCTATAGTAAATTATTTTTCAGACTTAACAGGGTTTGATCTTGAAGCTAGGTTTTATCTACAAAAATCTGGTTATCGGATCACTATGCACAAGGATAAAAGTACATGCTGTTCCATAAATATGTTATTAGGAGAAGGTAACGATCCCATAAAGTTTATAGGTCGTACTGAATATTATAAGACTGCACTATTAAATGTTAAAGAATTTCATGGCGTTGATGCCACACAAGACAGGTATCTGTTTAGGATGAGTTTTTTTAATAACTCATTTGAGGAAGTAAAGAATGTTCTGTCATCTAAACTATCGGGTAAATAAAAGAGAGCTGCGGGATCATTTCTGGTCTGGATATGAAAAGGGAAGATGGCATAGATTTGTTCCCCCTCAAATGATATGGTGGAAATGGACTTTTGACCCACCATTTGAACCGATAATACAGAATATAATTGATGATATGGGGTTATCCGATCTGAATGTTAAACCCAGATATTCATACCAATTTCCTAATACTAGACTAGCCGAACATATAGATTTTGATGGACTCATAGGTATTAATCTTAATATTATGGAGGATACTACTCCAGATATACAT